CTGGTGGTAATCCAATTGCTGTTACAGGAACAGGTACAGGAACGGGCGGAGTTGCAATTACGAAAGTTCCTTTCTTTACTAGGTCTGGTGGACTATCAACAAAAAATACTGACTTTGAATTTAATGCAACTGTGGACAATAACAAACCATTTTTAGACAAAACAACTTTTACATTAGCAAATGGAAGTGGTTTAACAAGTGATGACACAATAACTATTTTTCAGTTATAAGGATGATATATGGCAGCTAAAACCCCAATCAGAACAGTTTATACCAACAATGTTGCAACAGGTTTAGCAGAATTTCAATCTGGTGAATTTGTTGATTATGGTTTAGGTGGTACTGGTTTAACAGCATTAGGAAGTGCAGGACAAGTTTTAAAAGTTAATTCTGGTGCAAGTGCATTAGAGTATGGTAATGTTGAAGCAGTTTTAAACATTGATGGGATGACCGATGGGTCAGGAATTACAATTGCTGATACTGATAAGTTAGTTATTTCAGATGCTGGTACAGAAAAATATATAACTGCTTCTCAACTATCAACTTATATTACTACTGAAATAGGTGTTAATATTGACGCTTATCCTGATGGTACATCGGTAACATTAGCAGGAACAGATAGATTATTATTATCTGATTCTGGTACTGAAAAAATGGTGAATGTATCCCAGGTTGATACCTATGTATCAGGATCGACAGCCACTTTAACAAATAAAACTTTAACAAGTCCTGTTATAAACACACCAACAGTAGGAACATCATTAACTTTACTTACTGCGGGAACAATTATATTTGAAGGTGCAACAGATGACGCTTACGAAACAACTGTAACCGTAACTGATCCAACAGCAGATAGAACATTAACTTTACCAAATGCAACAGATACATTAGTAGGTAAAGCAACTACAGATACATTAACAAACAAATCAATTGATTTAGGTACTAATACACTTACAGGTTCATTAGCTGAATTTAATTCAGCATTACAAAGTGAAAGTTTTGTTTCATTGACTGGTTCAGAAACTTTAACAAATAAAACTTTAACAACTCCAGTAATTGCAGAAATAGATGGTTCAACAATTACATTAGATTCTGCAGGAGATATTACATTAGATGCTGGTGGTGCTGATATAGTTTTAAAAGATGATGGAACAGAATTTGGAAGATTTACAAACAGTTCTGGTGAATTAGTAATTAAATCGAGTTCGTCTGCTACAACTGCATTAACAATGGCAGGCGCAAATGCAACTGTGGCAGGAAACTTAACGGTTACTGGAACAACTACATTTAATGGTGGTTCAGTTACCTTGGGTGACGCTGCAACTGATACAATCGCATTTGGTGGAACAATCACAGGCAATTTAGTCTTTGAAGGTTCGTCTGATGATGCTCACGAATTAACTTTATCTCCTGGAAATCCAACAGGTGATGTTACGGTTACTTTACCAGTTGCTACTGATACTTTAGTAGGTAAAGCAACAACTGATACTTTAACAAATAAAACAATTGATTTAGGTTCCAATACTCTAACAGGTTCAGTTGCAGAATTTAATAGTGCATTACAAAGTGAAAGTTTTGCAACATTAACGGGAACTGAAACACTTACGAATAAAACTTTAGCAAGTCCTACTTTTACAACACAATTTACAATTGGTAATGCAACCATATCGGAAGCAGAATTAGAAATATTGGATGGTGCAAGTGTTACCACAGCAGAATTAAATATTTTAAGTGGTGTTACAGCAAGTGCTGCTCAATTAAATTATTCTAACATATCTACTTTAGGAACATCACAAGCTTCTAAAGTGGTTACAGTAGATTCAGATGGAGATTTAATTATACCAGATAGTGATAAGTTTGAATTTGGTGCTGGTAGTGATATGACTTTATATCACGATGGTACTAATTCCTATATTACAAATAAAACTGGTGCTTTGAAAATTGCAACAGAAACATCTGGTATTGCTTTAACAATAGGTCATTCAACTTCCGAGGTTACGGTTGCAGATAATCTAACTGTTGCAGGAAATTTAACAGTTAGTGGTACTCAAACTACTGTAGATACAGTAACCATGCAGGCACAGAATGCTATCATCTTTGAGGGTGCAACAGCGGATGCTTATGAAACAACTTTAACGATTGTTGATCCAACATCATCAGATAAAACTGTTTATATGCCAAATGCAACAGGTTATTTACCATTGTTAAATGCGGCAAGTACAACAGTTATTACAGCAACACCAGCAGAATTGAATTATGTTGATGGAGTTACAAGTGCAATTCAGACACAAATGGACACAAAGGCAACAAAAGCATTCTCTATAGCCCAAGCGGTCGCATTAGGATAATAGATAAATAGTAAGACAAGGAAAATATTAAAATGGCAATTCCAAATTCAAGAAATACATTAAAAGAATATTGTTTGCGAAATCTAGGCAAACCTGTTATTGATATTAATGTTGATGATGACCAGGTAGAAGATAGAATAGATGAAGCATTACAGTATTTTTCCCAATATCATTATGATGGTGTTGAAAGAATGTATTTGAAATATAAAGTTACTGCTGATGATGTGACTCGTATGAGAGCAAATATAAGTGATTTTACTGCTACAGATAAGGGTACTATTCAGGATAATATAGAATTAGAAGAAGGTACATCAACAACAGGAGACACAACAGGTGATTTATTGTTAGAAACTGAATTTAAAGTTTTAGATGAAACATCAACAGGTGCAACAACAACTTGGACAGAAGCAGAAAATTATTTGGTTGTTCCTGATTCCATTGTTAGTGTTATTAATGTATTTCCTTTTACAGATAGATCCAATTTAAATATGTTTGATGTAAAATATCAATTACGATTAAATGATTTGTATGATTTTTCATCAACTAGTATTGTCCATTATGAAATGACAATGAAGCATTTAGATTTTATTGACCATATATTAGTGGGAGAAAAGCCATATAGATTTAATCAACATATGAATAGGTTATATATTGATATGGATTGGGAGAATGCTGTAGATGCTGATGAGTTTATGATTATTGAATGTTATCGAAAATTAGACCCTACTACATTTACAGATATCTATGATGACTTGTATTTAAAACGATATGCAACTTCTTTAATTAAAAGACAATGGGGACAAAATCTATCTAAATTTTCAGGCACAGCAATGCTTGGTGGTGTTACTCTTAATGGACCAGAATTATTTTCAACAGCGCTTGCGGAACAACAAAAGCTAGAAGAAGAAATCAGAACAACCTACGAAGAACCTGCTCATATGCAACAAGGATAATAAATGCCAACAAATGTCTATTTTGATACTGGCACAACTTCAGAGCAACGATTATACGAAGATTTAATAATTGAACAATTGAAGATTTATGGCCAAGATGTTTACTATTTACCAAGAAAATTAGCGAACAAGGATACTGTCTTTGGAGAGGATCCTGCTTCGTCTTTTGACGATTCGTATATTATCGAAATGTATGTAGATAATTCTACTGGTTATATGGGCGACCAAGAAATCATTAAGCGTTTTGGTTTAGAGTTAAGGGATGATACAACTTTTGTGGTATCAAAATCAAGATGGGAAACTTTGGTTTCTAACAATACAGATTTACAAACAAGTAAACGACCTAACGAAGGTGATTTAGTTTATTTCCCAACTTCAAAAGCATTTTTTGAAATACAGTTTGTGGAACACGAAGCACCATTCTATCAACAAAGTGCTTTACCTGTTTATAAATTATCTTGTACTAAATGGGAGTATGCTTCAGAAAGAGTTGATACAGGTATTGCTGGTATTGATTCTGTAGAGGATAGTTTATCTACCGATACAATGAATTGGCAGTTTACTTTAGAAGCAGAAACTGGTTCAATAGTTCTTGAAAGTGATATTGATGAAATTAGTTATCTTATTAATGAGGACTTTACAATGGCAACCCAACAACCTGTGGATCAAGGAAAAGTATTTGAAGATAGAGCGGGAACAACACCTGGTTCTACTTATGATGATATACTGGACTTTAGTGAAAGAAATCCATTTGGGGAGGTTGATAGTTATTAATGTTCGGGCAACACTTTTACAACAAACATATTAGAAATACTGTAATCGCATTTGGTACAGTATTTAATAATGTTAATATTAAGCGTTTGGATTCTAGCGGGAATCCTTTGCAGAATATTAGAGTGCCTTTGGCTTATGCACCAAAGGAAAAAATGTTAGTTCGATTAGAACAACAAGAAGATTTAAGGGGCGATGATTCAAAAGTGGCAGTTACTCTACCTCGAATGTCATTTGATATACAAACCTTTTCTTACGATCCGACCCGAAAATTAAATAAGAATCTAAAGTTTGGAAAAGTAAAAGCAAGTGGTGATACGAAAAAATTAAATACTCAATATGCACCTGTTCCATATGATATTGGATTTAACTTATATGCTTTTGTTGCAAATTCAGATGATGGTCTGCAAATTTTAGAACAGATATTACCATACTTTCAACCTGACTATACGGTGACTATGATTGAAAGCACTACAATGGATACAAAAAGAGATATTCCATTTATTTTAGAAAGTGTGAATTACGAAGATACTTACACAGGTAACTTTGAAAATAGACGAGCAATAATTTATACATTAGCATTTACGGCAAAAGTTTATCTGTATGGACCAATTAGTTCCAGTTCTATTGTT